TTTATAAATTTTCAAATCATCTATACACCATGCATATAAAGTTTTACCTTTACCATAATTATCTAGTTGCTCTTCAGTTAAACAAGATGCCTCTAATTGACTTGGCATTATATCATACATTCTTTTTGGTAGCCAATCATTATAATCTCTATCAATAGTTTCAATATCATGCAATGTAAATTCTGCAACTACTTTACCATTTAATTTTGTACCGCAACTCAAATTACCATTTACTTGCTTTCCAGTACCTTTATATAACATGAATCTTTCATCTTTAATATGATAAAAAGCATACTTAGTAGATTGAGTACAATAAATATAAACTTTACAAGGCAGATTGCATTTTGGGATTGATTTTCTGATTTCAAGAATTTTCTTACCGGTAAATATTTTCTCAACCCATTCAGGTTTAATACTAATTAAAATAGATCTCATTTTCTCTCCTCCTATCCAAAATAAACCCAAAATTTCCAAACTTGAATATTTAGTTTTTGTTCTTTTAATTCTTTTATTTTGTTATTGTTATCTATAAACACTTCTATTTGTGCTTTAACAAGCTCATTGCTATTAATTTCTGGGTATACTACCAATAGCGTTTGTATGTCTTCACCTTGTAAACTATCAAATATGTTTAATTCGTGCTCAAGATATTTCTCTACTGTAGCTGTGATAGTTGTTTCGATATTTGTATTCTCCTCAGTGTACATTTGTATTTTATCATCAATAATACTACTTTCTGATATAGTTATCCCACCTACTATAAGTGTTACAAAAGCACCAAGCGATAAAAGAATGCCTAAAATAATACCTATATAACTATATGGATTTTCATCTCCATAATCTGTTAGTTTATATACTAACAAACCTGATATAAGTATACCTACAGAAATTAAAAATAAAACTATTAACATAATATCATATCTCCTTAATTATTTATTTCAATTATATATCTAATAGTACATTGATTACTATTATATACAATATATTCATCGTTTCTTAAATCAGCACCACCTCTAGCAAATACTGAATTACATTTTTGTGATTTAACTTGATCTTCAGTAATCCTGCCCATCCAAGATTTATAACTTTCATTATCTAAAATTCGCCATTCTTGACCTGTAGCAAATTCAAATATAGTTAGATAAGCTTTATTACTTGAGCCAGATGCCCAATAACTACCTCTTAATGATGTATAACCAATGCTTTTTCTTGCTTTATTAGCTGCATATATACCATTACCAAACATCGAACCTGTTAAGACAACACCCTTAGGTCTAATTTTTAACCCTGTTTGCATAATGCTTAGATAATTCTCATTTCTACTTCCATGATATAAAAGTCTTGTTTTAAGATTATCTGGATTAAATACTTTCTCAGTTTCATGATTTGTAACTCTAAATATTTTTTGATTATTAACTCTAAAATCAGTATTGGCAGCTATAAATTCTCTTTCTTCTTGCGTTGCTAATCTACAATCAAACCCAAGTGTTTCTAATGTTATATCTTCAATTTTATTAGATTGGGTATTCAAATTAACTTGTGATTTAAGTGTGTTGAGTTTATTTTGTTCTTCTTGTAATAATTCTATAAATTCTTGTTTAGTGTAATTAGGTTTTAAGAAAAAAGCTCTTGTATCATACATTTTTCTTGGTATAGTTGTATACACCTTTTGAAGATAGTTATTTATAATATTATAAGGTAATTTTGTTAAATCCAAGTCATTCAACTCGTCTAATATTTCTTGGACTTTATTTATTTGAATATCTGAAATTGAGTCCAGTGATACTTCATAATTTGATTTGATAGACTGTTTTGCACAACTCATAAGAAATGAAATTAAATCTTTAACATCTTTATCATCTATCTTTAAAGAAGCTTTTTTAATGTCTTGAGATAAAGATTCACTTATATCAACATACCCTTTCTTTATTTTTTCATTGTATTTTTTATCCCATTGAGACATAGAGTAAGAAGTTTTTACACTTGTAGCTCCAACTCTTCCATATTCAACTTCGAAAGTACCGTCACCGAGATCTGTCATATTGTAAAACTTATTATTATTGTTAGGTGTAACACATATTAACTTTTTATTCATTATACAATCTCCCTGTAATATAAAATATTATTTTCAAATGTGATATTTGCTAAACCTTTGTTTATCTTATCTTTATATAAAATATACAGAAAAGTAGAACATATATTAAGTTCTAATTCATTATTTATATTATAAGATTCTTTTACTACTACCATAGCTACTCCTTTTAATTATAAATATTATATAAGATTATGATTAAAAAGTAAACTAATTTTAACAGAAAAATAAAAAAGTTGATAATTAATTATCAACTTCTAAACTTATATATTTTAATATTGGTTTAAAATCATCTAGTGAATGAGTTTTAAGAATAAGTTTGATTGGTATATTTCTGCCATAAGTTAAATGCTTAAAACATTCTAATACTGATGCAAATGTTATCATAGCTGATTGATTTATATCAACATCCTCTTCATCTTCTATTTCAATACATTTTATAAATTCATTATTATAATTATCTATCTCTTCCATAAATTCATTATAAACATCATCATTTACAAATCTATTAATGTAATATAGACTAAATGTTTTAATATCATCAATCCAAAAATGCTTACCACTAGATATATAATCTATATTATCTAAATCAATAATACCTTTTTTAAATAATTTTTTAAACTCTTGGTATTCATCACCATCTACAATAACAGTGTACCTAGGGTCAAGGATAAATTCTCTCAAAGATATATTATTCTTTTCAATATAATCAAATACATCTTCGCCTGTGTCATTTATACCAGCATATCCATAAGATTTTTCTGGTTTCTTTTTCCAAGGGTATTCTTCTTCACAATATAATTTTATTTTCTCCCTAGAACATCCTGTAAGCTCATAAACAAGATCTTCAACTTCTTTTAACCTTTCTTTTTCTTTTTTGAAACCTACATAATGTGCTACATAATATCTTAGTTTATCTTTTGGACTAGATAAAACTTCAAAAGGTGTTCTTCCAAAAGAATGAGTATCACAACATCCAAATAGTTCAAAATCATTGCCATAATAGTGCAATGATTTATCACTAACTGAGTAAGGTTTAACTTTCTTAGATATAACTAAACTATGCATTGAACTGCTATTTGTTTCAAAGGTTGAATTTCTAATAAGTTGTTTCATATTTAATAATCTCCTAAATTATCTAGTAATAAACGTTCTGCTCGTTTCATTAATCCAAGAATTGCATATACTTCATCCATACTATCTATACTTTCAATTTTGTTTATAGCTTCATATAGTAGATCTGTTATTTTATTATGGTTATCCAAAGTTAAACTATGAGTAGAACTTGAGTTTGTTTCAAAAGTCTTATTTCTAATAAACTGTTTCATATTATAATATATCCTTTAAATCTTCATATTTTATTTTAACAATAATTCTATTCCCGCATCTATCTTTCAATTCAAATTTAGGTCTTGCAACAAGTCCTTCAATCAAGTGCCCATTCTTTGCTATAGCACTTCTTCTTTCTGTTTTAACATAGTTGATCCCTCTACTTAATGGACCTTCAAATAAAATAGGTACAATATCTAATTTAAAGTAATTCGCTATATCTTCTACAGATTCTCTTGGTTGATAATTATCTCCTATTTGAACATCAAATAAAATAAAATCTACATCATTTCTATAAGCTCCACCTGATTGAATTTTAGGTCCATATCCTTCACCATATAAGGTTACTTCCATTTCACCAAATTTTTGTTCAAATAGTTCTTCATTAGCATTACCACCGAATAATTCATTTAGTCTATTTACTAAAAATGCAGGCATTGATGCATTATCTGTTCTTCCACCAAACGTTACTTTATGACCATCCCAATGAACTCTAACATTAGTACCATCCACTTTTTCAGTAAATTGCCAAGTTAAATCTTTTAAAAATTCTATAGTTGGGTTTCTATATTTATCTATAGTCTTTTTAGTTTCTTCATCTCTTGCATAAATTGCTTCAATTTTATTATATTTTCTCATTGTTTTTATACCATCCTTCTAAGAATAAATCATACATTTTACGCATTTCAGTTTCCAGGTGCTCTTCATAAGTAGATAATGAAAATAAAATATCTGTTTTTAAGAAATCCTGACTAGTATCTGGTTTTTGAGCACCTTGTCTATAAACTAAGATTTTCCCTGGAGCTAATCCCTCTTCTTCTAAGCTATCGATATCAACTGAACCATCTTCTATTAGAGCAGTTGGGAAAGCATATCTATTTATAATTGTTAAAGCATTATTTTTAACTTTATTATAAGCTACTTGTAGGTTATATACTAGAGATACAAATCCATATCTGCCATATAAATCTTTATCCTTTACCCCTTTATTTTTAAGTAAATTTATATAAGGTAATATTATATTATATACCTCTCTTTCTTGCCAATAATAATCTCTAGGCATCTCTTCTATTTCACCAATATGATTCAAACTTAAATATTGTTCACCGTAAGCAAACCTTTTATAGAATTCCTTACAAACTTTTTCATGTTTTTTATTCAAATAAATGCTATTATAGATCATTTGTTCTCTCCTTTTATTTTAAAGCATCCATAGCTTCATTTGCTAATTTATCTGCCCTGTTATTAAATTCATTATCTGAGTGTCCTTTTACTTTTATGAATCTAATATCTTTAAATTTATTTATATATGTATACAGTTCTTCCCATAAATCTAAATTAGCTTTTTTATTCCAATTTAAATTAATTGTACTAACTACATATTGGCTATCTGAATATACTTCAATAGGAATATCATATACTTTTAATGCTTTTAACCCTTCTATCACAGATAAAATTTCCATTTTATTATTAGTTGTATTTCGAAAAGCATTTTTTAGTTCTTTATATTGATCTTGGTACTGAAGCACTATCCCATAACCACCTATGTTTTCTGCAAATTGATTTCCTCTACAAGCACCATCAGCATATATCTTAATTTTCTCCATTTAAGTATCTCCTTGTAATTTCAGATAAAGTTTCTATTGTGTTTAGTTGGGAATTCTCCATAACTTTGCCTAATAAGAAATTAAGAACCTTACCTATCTTCTCACCACTTATATCAAATGTAGATTGAAGAAAGTGCCCATCTATTGCCAAGTCTTGTAATCTATATGGTTGACTTGTAATTTCTGACAAATCTATTCCTTCTATTTTTGTGTAAATACCCAAATACTTGCATACGTATGCATGTTCAAATTTATTGAATAGTTGCTTGATTGTTAGGACAATATCTTGTTGCTGAACATCTTCCATAAACTTTGACATCTTATAATAGCTAATAACCTCTTTGATTTGTTGGTTACTATATTTATATAACCTCATCCAAATTTCTGCATCTATCATTGACTTATACTTATTCAATATTGAATACAACTTTAACATAGGTGGGTTGTCATTATCTATATCTATGATGACCTGGTTACTACCCCATTTACTTACTTTGTTTTGAGGTATCTCAAATATCTCTGCTAGTGTTTCTATTGTTGAATTTAAAGTTTCAGAATTACCTTTTGAATATTCTAATATCTTCTTAACTTCTTCAGTAATTCTTTCTTTTGATACATTCTTTAAGAGACTACCAGTACCCGCTATAACATTGCTTGTTGCATTCTCTAACTCAAAATTATACTTACAAGCAAATCTAATGCCCCTTAAAATTCTCAAAGCATCTTCTTTTATTCTAACCTGTGGGTCTCCTACTGCTTTAACTATTTTATTTTTAATATCTTCAACACCATTATGTGGGTCTACTATACCTACTAATGGGTTATAAGCAATAGCATTCATAGTAAAATCTCTTCTATCTAAATCATCTATAATAGATTCACCAAAAGTTACATTATTTGGTCTTCTACCATCAGTGTAATCGCTATCATATCTAAATGTGGTTATTTCATAAATACCTGCAAGATGTTCATATTTATTTAATTTATATTTTTCTATAACTTCAATAGTCATAGTGCCATATTTTTCTCCTGTTGGAATAACTTTAAAATAAATATCCATATCACTCTTGTGAAAACTATTATCTTCAAATAGTTTCTTTGTTTCAGCAGGTAAAGCACTTGTTGCTATATCCCAATCTTTTGGTTCAATACCTAATATAGAATCTCTAATAGCGCCACCAACTGCATATGCTGCATAACCATTTTCATTTAACATGTTTATTAGTAATTCAACATATTTTGGTAATTTTATCTCCATATTAATCGTCCTCTCTTACAATTAATCTAACAATTTCACAATTAAATAATTGGTCAATATCGATATGATGTTGAGCATCTTCTTCTGTTTTAAATTTTAATACAGTAGGATCTGCAATATTAGTGTAATTTGTACCTAAACCATACTCATTTATAAATTCACCTGTATCTCTATTTTTAATAACATACATATACATGTCTGTAAACCAGAATTTAATTCTATTTGGAATTACAATTAATACATTGCATTTATCACAACATCTATCTCCAGAAGTAGTAATTAATGGTCTTATGTCATTTCCATAATTATCATATTCAACATTGCAAAAACAGCATCTTCCTTTCTTTTTCATACTACTCTCCTTTTCTATATCCTGCATTCCATAATGCAATAGCAATTCTAAGTGAATCATTATCTTCTGGATCATATTCATTTTCTTCTACAAGATTTGCAATTTCAAGTATCTCTTCTTCGCATGCCATAAAGTAATCTTTATCGATAATAACTAACTTATCTTTATATCTTTTATCATAGGTTGGAAACCACATCTCCCTACGCTCTTGCAAGTTTTTTCTTAAATCTTCTTTCTTTGGCCAATATTCACTGTAAGGTATATAAGTTTCTACCCGCTTTTGAAATTCAATTTCAAATTGTTCTTTTGATACATCTTTACCATTTATTTTATAGATAAACTTATTTTTAGATTCAAAATAAATTATATTATATTTTTTATCATAATAAAATGATTTTTCATCATATTTAAAATATAATTTATCATCAAATTCTGTTATAAAAGTAAAATAAGGTATATGATAGCCTTCTGTTAATTTAACATCTTTATTATCTTTTACTCGATAGATATTACCCTCTATCAATTTTAAATATATATTTTCATCTTTATATTCATAATTCATATATTATTCTCCTTTATCTGGTGTTCTATCATCAAAATCAAGTTTGGTTAATAAATCAATCAATTTATTTAAATGTTCTTCATTTAATTTATCAAAGTTAAGAGTTTCTACTTTCTCACTAATGAAATTCCAAAACTCTACCTCTACCCCATATTCACCAAAACCTGTTTGGTATACTTTATAATTATCATGAAACATATTTATTTTCCTCCTTTAATTATAAATATTATATATTATTGAAAAAGAAAAGTAAACTATTTTTCATTAGTTTACTCAAAATCTTTTATTTCATATTCATCTTTAGATAATATTATTACATTAGGATCTAAACTCATCTCACCTTTTTGTAATTTATTTGCACATTCTTTACAACAAATTCTACCATCTGGAGTTGCAAATATCTGATGTTTACAATCTCCTCCACAGAAATAGCACTCTTGCCCATAAAACTTCTGCTCCATTATTTTTCGGTACCTCTATTTTGAAATTTTTTATTATAACCACATGGATTAAATTCTGTGCACACGCCTCCTCTATATGCACAAAGTGGAACAAGTAAATCTTTGAACTCTGGATTGACCTCAATTACTTGTCTGCAGATTTCTTTTACTACATCTCTTGTTTCAGGTGAGGCTTGGTTACATAATCTTTTATGAGCCAAGAATAATAGTTCTTGTGCATTGATGGACATAATATGAGATACAATCGCACCTTGTGGTTTTTCTGCTCTTGGTGTTGCATCATTTGTTCTATCATCTCTTTGTGTTTGCACATAATGATTAACCCCAATATGATGTCTTACAAGATGAACTGATACATAATAAGGTATCTCCATTTTAATACCAAACCATAATTCTCTTATAGGTGAATGTTCTGCCATAAGTAATTTTACTTTCCAAGCATCCGTTGCATCTTTTGTAGATGTTTTACCTACCGTGTTGAGCGTACATTTTCGAACATATCTCCAATCTTCTTTGGTTGGATGTTTTAAAATTTCTACTTTCATTATAGTATGATCTCCTCCAATGGTTCTTTGTATTTTAATACAGTATCAGTTATAACTTTACTGTTTACATCGGTGACAAATTTATTCAATTCATCATAATTAGGTGTTTTTTGCAATGTAGAATGTCTCTCTGCTAATTGTAATCTTTTATTTAATCCATTTAAAGTATTTGTAAATTCTGCTGTTAAATGACCATCTTTTATAAACTTACCATTTCTGATATCCAATAGAAAATCCCTATCATCTTCTCTATAAGAATTTAATACACCTTTCTCTAGTATCTCACAACAAGTTATGATTAGTCTAAATAAGTGCATGCAATGTTTATTCAATTTTTCCATAGTTGGTTTAGTATTTCTTTGATTTATTTTATTATAACTTTTTTCTATAGTTAATATATCATTTAAAGAACTTCTTACTAGGTCTATTGGTGCTTGTTTTATATTACAGTCAATATAAAGTTTATCTAAATCTGCAGTAACATTTATACAGCCGTCTGCAAATAATTTGTTTGATTCAGATAGTTTCATCATAGCAACATCCATTGTTTGCTTTATATGTTTTACTTTTTCTTCTTCAGTATATTCAGTACTTGCTAAAGCATTTTCAATTTTTCTTAATTGCGCTACTGCGTAACCATTAAATGTTTGATAACATTTTTTACTTAATAATAAAGGTAAACTATCAAGTAAGTCATGCCCAATTTCATTAAATATAAGATAATGTTTGAAACCTAACATTTCAATCACATTTGGGTTATTTGCCATAGCAAGTTTGATAAATTGATTAAACTCATAAATAGTTGTGTCTGTGCTCGAATCTTCTCTTTGTTTAAAAGTTTTTAACCCAATCAATTCATCTTTAGTGGGTAGCATAACTCCTCTTATATCAATATCACTACCTTCTACATTAGTACCATATCCATGAGAACCTGATATAACTAAGAAGCATAATCTATCTTTATATTCTTCTAGCCATCTATACTCAGGTTTACTTATTATTTCTTTTATATTCAACATACATTTATCCTTTCTAATTTTATCAGCAACTAATTTGGCTAGAGTTCTTACTTCATCTATATTAGACATTACTAATCCCCCATCTCTGAAAATGGAACTAAATCAATATTGCTAACTTTTTTACCATATTCAAGTTCAAGTTCTGCCATTATTGAATTTTCAGTAACAATTTCATCTTTTTCAATATGTCTAGCAAAAACATTACCAGAGCCATCCTTATAGCTAACATACATTACATACTGACCAAATTCTATTGGTCTATTTCTTTCTCGCTCTATCCACTCAAGTCTTTCTTTTTCTTTTCTTTCTGCTATTAAAGCCTCTTCTTTTTGTTTTAAAATTTTAAACTCTTCTTCGGTAGTTATTGTAACAGTTTCACCATTCTCTAAATTTAATTTACAGTAATAAGGATTGCCCCAAGCATAATGAGCATCAATCACATTTACTCCATTTATAGAATCTAATAATGTCATAAAATACCTCCTAAATTTATTATACAATATTATTATATAATAAAAAGAATGAAAAGTAAACTAAATTTCATTCTTTTTGTATAAATTATTAATTATCTTTATGATCTTTTATAACATCAGCTAATATGTCAAGTCCACACAAACAAGTAGCTAATATACTAAACCAAAGTGGGCAAGAAGTTACCCATACTGATACTATGAATAATGCACTAAGCATTTGAACCTCCAATATAACCTAACAATTCTTTAAGGAATTCATCCCCTACTAATGTTTCAGGTAACTTACCATCCCATTTGTCTATCGCCATTTGAGTTAAAATTGCTTCTTTAACTTCTGCTGTTAAAGTATTCCAAGTTGCATTCATTATTTCAAGAGCTTCTGCCTCTGCTTGTGCAAGTACTAACTCTGATTCAGCTTCTTTCTTTGCTTTTTCTAATAATGCTTCAGCTTCTTTTTTAGCAACCTCTAGTTGTTGTTCTGCTTGAATAATTGCTTTTTCTTTTTCATACTCTGCTTTGATTTTTTCTTGTTCTGCAATCATCTTATCTTCTACGGTTTTTTCAAAAGCATCACTAAAACTAATATCTGTTAATACAACACTTGTGATATTAACATAATAGTCGTTTGTAATTGCGGCTCTAATCGATTCTTCTACATCTGGTGATACAGTTGCTCTTGTTTCAATTATTTTCATTGCGGATTTTTGAGATAACACACTTTTCATTTTCTCATTAGCAACTGTTTCAATTCTTGATTGTAGCATTTCAAGACCACCATAATTAGTTGCTATTTTCATTGCATTTTCTTGTTGAATTTGAAATTGAATTACTAACTCAATATCCATCGTTTGTCCATCACTAGAATATGCCTGTGTTTGAATAGTCGACTGTTGAACTTTTGTATCATAAATTTCGTACTTATGACTTAACCAAAAATCAAAATGCATTCCTGGAGTTCTAACTTCTTTAGCTTCACCCCAAATCTTTACTACAGCTACTTGTCCTGCTTCAATCTGATGATAGCTACCTGGTACTATGATGAGCACAAAGAAACTTACAAGTGCAAGTATGCTTGATGCAATCAATTGAATTAGTTTTGGTTTCTTAATATATGTAACTGTCTTTTTTCCTCTAATATATTCAGCAACTTGAGTATCAACTTCTTTTTGTCCTTTCAAATTCTTAGCAGAAAAACAAGCCCAAGTTATTCCTACTGCTAATAAAATTAATGGTAAAATAATGAATATAATTTTCATTTTCTCTTATCTCCTTAAATTAAATTAGAATCTTCATATTTAATATTTAAAAAACTTTCTTTATAATCATCTACAGATTGCAAAGAATCAATTTCTACATATCTCTTGACTGCCTCCTCTTCATTTATTTTATCCAAGAAAATCACATTAGTATCTAAATCTATCTGTAATACTTCTCTTTTTAATAATCCAGAAGGCAAATATTTAATTTCATAAATTAATACCTCATCTAATGTTTCTATTCTATCTTCTACTCTAGCTTGCAATTTAAATTTCACGCTACCTCTAAGAAGTCTTTCTAAATCTTTTAATTTCATTTACTCACCTCTATTTTAGATACAGTAATAATTTGGCAATATGGATAATCTTGTTTAAATTTAATACAAGCTTCTTTCTTACTGTTGGATTCATATTTTTTATTAAAACTTAGTAAACCTGTATTAATATCTATAAAAGATATTATGTATTGTTTTTTCATATTCTTTCCTTTTCTATTTCTTTAAATTTATTAAATAAATGTGCTTTATATTTATACTTTAAATCAATGACGCGCTGCTCTAAAACTTGAATAACTTCTTTCTTAGTTGTATCAGGTGTAACTACGATTCCTAATGCCCCTACTCTTGATTCATGATCACTAATTCTTGTTGTTACATATCTATCACCATAAAAGAACATTATGTAATAACTATTAGTGGATATAGATTTATCTACTTTAAATGAAATCTCTGGATATTTAATTTTTATATTATTTTGCAATATAGTTTGTATTGAAGTTTCGGTTAAAGTAAATAGCTTATCTTTATTTCTTTTTTTATTAGCTCTAGCTTCTTTTAATTTTCTTTGATATTCTTTTAAATAAGCATCTAGCACTCTAGGTTTTTTCATTTAGTCCTCCTTTGTCCAATAATTACCAATTGATTTTCTAGAACAATCCCATGTATCTACTAATTCAAAATTATCGACGCATGTCAAATGATTAGCGACTGAAATAATAGCTTTTCTCTCCATCTGATACTCTATAAATTCAAATACAGTATATTTTGTATTAAATGATGTTCTAGGTTGCTTATGCTTTACCCAACCTTTTTGTTCTAAGTATTTTTCATACACTTGTTTTTCATTCGGCATTCTTTTCATCTTCATTCCAAGTTTGCAGAGATCATCATAGGTTTCTTCCCAGGTTTGATCTAGAGAATAAGCTATCGCACGAATAACACAGTCACCAGCTTTTATGCCTTTTGGATTCATATTATATTTTATCACGTTAACCTCCTATATTATAATTATATACTATCATTAACAAAAAGCAAACCGATTTTGAATATATTTATATAAAATTATTCATTTGAAACAATCTCAATATGTTTCTCATTGTTAAACCAGTTAGTATTATATTTGCTTATAATAGAGATCTTAAATACAGAAATTGATCTCACAAAATCTTGTAAATCTTTTTTATTACCGCAATATAAAGGGTCATTACCTGTTATTATAACTTGACAGATATCATTATTATTTATTTGTGATATTAATGTATTTTTAATATCTAAATACTTAAAATTCTTATTATCTTTTGGCGGTGACTTTCTGCATTGCTTGCAATTATTACTACATCCTGCTACATATACATAAGCTATATCTTGTTTAAATTCTACTTTTTCTATAAACATATTAACACCTCTTTATATCATATATTATATAATAAAAAGATAGAGAAGTAAACTGATTTCTCTATCTTTTAATACATTAATTTAATCTTATTATTCTTTGATTGCTGGAACCTCTAAATGGTAATGTAATATCTCTTTTATCTTGTTCAAATTTCCCATCCACTAAAACGTCTATGTAATTTAATACACCAAAGTTTTTCATGTCTTCATACAAATAACCAGTATATAACCAAATAGTTTTACTAGGAAATTTTTCTTTTATCTCTTTTGTTAGAGCTACAATTTCATCTCTGTTTCCTGGATAAAATGGATCCCCACCACTAAATGTAATCCCATCTATGTAATCTCTATCTAATAATTCAAATAATTTTTGTTTGGTTTCTTCTGTAAATAGTTTACCTCGTGTCTCGTCCCAACATTCTGGATTGTGACAGCCTTTGCAGTAGTGTGAACAGCCTGTAACAAATAAAACAACTCTGACACCTTCACCATCTGCAATAGAGCAATCTAAAATTTGTTGATATCTCATATTATCTCACCTTAATTTTTTTCTTATTTAATATTTTTGAATTGCTATAAACTAAATAATTTGTTAAAGGTTCGCCTTGCCAGCCAGAAAAGCCTTGATATATAATTCCATCTTTTCCAAATATTTCAAATATAGCATCATAAGCTTCATCAGTATATTTATTTTGTACATTAAACAATATTTCACTAATAATATCATTATCACTATTGTTATATGCAAATAAAGATTCTACACAATTATTTAAAACATTTTCATAACCTTCATCTTCATACCAACCATAGTTAGATAAATAATCTTTTCCAATAGGATCTACATATTTTCTAATATAATTTTTAACTTGATTTTTAGCTATAGTTATACTGTCATCTGAAAATGGTTTTCTAATTAATAAATCTGCTTCTATAACATAATCACCATAACTTTTAGCTTGATTAATTTCGTCTGTAAAGTAAAAGCCAAATCCATGCCCTAATGCATGAGCTCCAATGAATTGCTGCTCAAATCTGTCGAATTCTGCATTAGATCCATGATATGCGTGGTATAAATTATTAATCTCTTCCTTTAAAAATTTCATTACGTCTCCTAAATAAATATCTTATACTTATTCCACCTATACCGTTTCCTAAAACTATAATTAATAATCTTAATAATACCTCTCAAGAATATATAAAAGTAAAATTAAAGTAAAACATGTCTGCAATACAGTGTTCTAATCCTATAACTACAAAGATAATAACTCCAAAGAAAAGAGATAAAATACCTCTTATATCTTTGAACTTATTGTATCCTTCTACCGCTATATAAATTAATATGTTACATAAAATTCCGAGTATAAATAAACTTATATAGGAATCACTTAATTTGATTTCACATATTGCATTTGCATACTCTATTAGATTAATTAACCGTGTAGCTCTACACATTAAAGCTAGTAATAATGTTCCTATAAAATTACCAAGTAAAGTTATAACTACTTCTAAATAATTTTTCTTTTCTATAACATAACAAATCTTACCTGTGAATAAATTTAATTTAAAAGTAAGTATAACAAATAATCCTACAGTAAATAAGAAAGCACCCACTATTTTATCAGGAGATGATAGATAGGCTAAACAGCCTATCCCTATAAACATTCCTGCTAAGATTGATTTAATAAATCAATTTAATATTTTATTCAATAGGAACTCCTGTGTGTTTGACTCTATCTTCTACTTCCGCTATCTTACCTTCATTAAAATTATGATAATCTGTAGAAACATATCCTGTAACTCTTCTTAATCTTTCAATATTATCTGAACCACATTCTGGACATTTATCATTCATTTCTTCTTGATGTCCGCAGTCCATACAAACATCATTTGGTACGTTTATAGCAAAGTAAGGTATATCTTTATCCATAGCATAATTAACTAATTTTTCAATAGCTTCTATATTATGAATTGAAGATGAATCTAATTCTACATAAGTAATACACCCAGCTGAAGAATAACCTGTTAATTGACTTTCAATATCTATTTTATCAAAAGCATTTATGTTATGGTATACTGGAACATGCATTGAATTAGTAAAATATTTTCTATCAGATATATTTGGAATAATACCATATTTTTCTTTAAATTTAGTCATAGCAGTTTTACATAAAGATTCTGCAGGAGTATAATAAACACCAAAATTTAATTTATATTGTTCTTTAAAATAAGCACATTTATCTTTAAATAATTGTTCTATCTTTTTAGCAAGTTCCATACCTTCTTTTGTAGTATGGTCTTTTCCAATTAATATTTGTAAACATTCAGCAAGACCTAATTGACCTATAACTAATGTTCCATGTTTTAAAGCACTCCTAATTCCTTCTTCTGGAATATAACCAGCCATTGTGTTATTTTCATACATAAATGGGGCTGATATAGGTGATTGGCTACAGATATGCTCAAATCTTTCTATCAAAGAGTCTTTTGCTTCATTTATTTTACATTCAAGTAATCTCATAAATACATCTATATCTGATTCTTCTGAAGCTCTTGTACATTCTTTAGATTTCATTGCTATTGTTGGTAATATAATAGTAGTAGGTGCAATATTTCCTCTACCATCTTTTTGTTGTTTTAAACCATTAATATCCCAACCATTTGCAGTTCTACAGTTATGCATTATAATATCTGAACCTATAAATGAACCAGTTTCAGTACCTATATCGTAGCTATCAACTGCTTCCCAATGCCAACATATATCAGTTATTTCTAACTCTAAATTATCAGCTCTATAAAGTTTATCACCTATTTTTAATTGATCTGCTCTTGTAAATTTATCTCCTGTCCATAGAGGGTGATCTTCAGTACAAGACAAACAATATTCTTTATCGTATTCTTTGTAATAGATATGCATCATATACGGAGTATTTAATTTATCATTTTTAAAGATATGTTTGATCTTTACCCATTTATTATCTCTATCTAATACTTTAATATCAAATTCAGATAAATCAATCAATTCTTGTTTTTTACTCAAATCAACTTTAAATACAGGTCTATCATATACTCTATGCCTAGATTTTTGAGTAATTAACTTATAATATTTCTTATCTGTTCCTCTAGGATTTATATTTGCATTCTTTTGAATATAAAGGTTTTCAGCTTCTTTATAATCTTCAGTTATTTCTAATACTTTAAATTCATAATTAGCTGTATCAATATCCCCAAAATTTATTCCTGCATCAATCCCACCTGTTTTGCCTATAGCACATTTATGCTCAGCGCATCTTCTAGAAATAGAACTTGAACTTCCAATATATGTGACATCTTCTGGTAAATAAGTTATTGAATAAACACCTGGTAGATTAGGTAATCCAGATTTTTCTTGATAATGTCTACCTAAAGGCTCTTCATTTAATTTTTCTCTGTTATACCAAATCTGTGTTTTCTTATAATTTTGTAAATCATCTGTTTTACAATAATCAAATAAGTCTCTGATAGATAAGTCAATAGGTTCTTCATTTCCTATTTTAACTGTTAGATGTTCATGACCACTCAAAGCACCCATTGTACTAAAATATGTTTTTGGATCATTTACATCGTAACCTGCATTACCACTCCAATCAACTGAGGCATAATTTGGATACAATCTCTTTGAAGTTGATTTTAATGCTAACTTAAATAAGTCATAATTTGGATCGCCCGGTTTTCTGTTAACACCTTTCATGCACTGGAATATACCACAAGGGAATATACTTGTTCTATGATATTTTCCTAAACCTTCAATAGATACATTTAACAATTCTTCTGTTATCATTCTACCTTCTGGTAAAGTGCAAGTTCCATAATTTATAGAGCTAAATGGTAGTTGTTGTCCACTTCTTGATTGTAATGAATTTAAATTGTGATATAATGCTTCAACTGCTTGATGTGTTTCTTTTTCAGTTTGTCTCATAGCATATTCATAAGCATCTTGATTTAGTTTATATTTTTCGTCAATTATAGAAGTTTCTTTTGTAATTCCTTCTAAATACTTTTCATTACCGAACCAATATAATCCTTCTTTATAATGTTTATAAAAACTCTTTCTTACATAAGGGACCATTGACCAATCAAAGTGAGTATATGATACACCACCAAATTGACATAAACTTTGTAATTGCATTATAACAGCTGACAATTGCATCGCTGTATTTACTGTTCCAGCAGGTCTTATATCTGTCTGTTTAACTTTAAATCCTTTTGCTAATAAATCATCTAAAGGAATTGATAAACAATTATGCATACCACTTGCATAAGCATCTAAATCATGTATATAAATTTCATTATTAATATGATTATTTCTAGTAGTTTCTGATACTAAATTATTAAGTGCATATTCTTTTAATATAGTTCCAAATGCTTCTTTCTCTCTTCCACTGAAAGTATTTTCATCTAGGTTTGCATTTGAATTTTCTACATTCTTTGCTTCTAGTTTAGCTTTAACTTTATTCATTAGTTCAGTATAACTATTTCTAGCTAGTTTATGTAATTGTCTATATTCTATGTATGCTTTTGCTTGTTCATATTTATTAGCTTCCATCAAAGTTAGTTCTACAATATCTTGAATTTGTTCTACAGTATAATTTTTTCTTTTATCTAATTGTTGTGTTACTTTATTTGTTAATTCTGTTATCACACCATCATTAACATACTCACCTTTAGGACAACAATCTTCAAAACAACCTAATATTGCTTTCCATATTTTATACTCATCAAATTTTTGCTTTGATCCATCTCGTTTTATAATTTGCATTGATATCCTCCTTATGATTTATACAGTGAATAAAATAGTTCTTATAAACGTTTTAAATGTTCATAAGAACTACTATATCTCCTTTTCTTTGAATTTATATCTTATAATTCTCGTATAATATACCAGAACTATAATATCTTTTTATCTTTTTTATAATATCTTCTGGTAAAATATCTTTTGTATTAAAATACTTACCAGCTTTTCTATCTCCTCTAATACCTATTCATATAATAGGATATTTAGTCAGCCAATTTTCTAACGTATCTAGTTGAGAATAAGTAGGTAATTTCGTAGGTAATTCTATGTAAGGATCTGAATCTGTTAATACTCCATCATTTACTCTTATGCAATTAAAATCGTCTATAAGAATAAGTTTGTCTAGTTCGAATGGTGAAGTCTCTATTAAATTATTATCATAAAGAAAATCATCTACTCACATGTGAGATCCTTCCTCTATATTTAAATATTCACCATCCTTCAGTATATAAGCAGCCCCACCAAAATAACCAAAGCTTATTTGATTATCAAATAAATTTAAAATTTCTTGATATAAAGCTATGTTTGAATTTTCTCTTAAAAATCTCATTATTTTCCTCTATACAATAGGCCAGAAGCTTGATCCCCTCTAGCAATTATCCTACCATAAAAATCCCTTGTAACATTAGATGCTTTATCATATCTACCAAGTATCCTACGATAAAAATCTCTTATGACTTTATTTCCTTTATCATCAGTTTGAATATAACCTATAATTTTACCATAAAAATCTCTTATTATTTCTTCTTGCATTAGTTTTCTTTCTCCATATAATTTATAATATTATACAGTTTTTGAAATTTCTCTTCTTCCGAATATTCTTCTTGTTTATCAAATGCTTGAGTTATAGCATACCTTGGCATATTCAAAAAACTCTGAATTCTCTTTATTATCTTTGATTCGGAGAACTCTGTTTGAAAGAATGATATATCACAAACTTTGCAAGGTATATTCCCATCATCTATATAAGGGCCAGCTTCAAGTATTTTAGAAAAGCCTAATTCTGTTCTTATCCATAAATATACTTTAACACCTTTATCACTGAACGCCTCTATAAAACAATTACCCAAATTTTCTATATTTAGTGTATCTGAATATGTTTGTACATAATAATATTTAAATTCCATCTTAAATTATCCTTAATAGTTTACTATTAATGTAAACTTAGTAGTATATTTATTTTATTAATCCTTTTAGAATAAAAAGAATATAGTAAACTCCTATGTAAACTTTTTACTGTAAAGTTTCAAAAGTATTTACACTCAGTTCATGACAAACTCGTATCTCATAATCAGTTTCTGTTAATCTCTTTTTATACTCTCTCGATTGTAATTGACCTTGAATTAAAATCTTGTCCCCAACATTTAATTTATTTAATGCCTTAGCACACTTCCCTCATGCAACACAAGGTAAATATACATTTAATACTTGCCCATTATTTTCTATATTGTTTGCTAATATAAAATCTAAAACATCTTTTCCAGATGATGTTTTTCTTAAATTATTCTTTTTACATATTCTACCATCTATGTATGCGAGATTATTAGGACTTTCTTCTGCTTCATCAAAATAAGTAAATACAAATAATTCTACTTTATTTCTATCTTCTTCTTGTCTATTAAAAGTTCTAATATTACCTAGAATAGATATTTCTTGATTTTCTTTATATGGGTTTGAAAACTTTTTAAATTTTAAATTTATAATATCTTCTTTTCCATTTTCTCTTCTAGTTATTAGATTAGCTTTATAAAATTCTATATCTTGTATATAATGAGAATATTCTATATTTTTTATTATTCCATTTAATTGTATCTTGTTCATTATTTAAATACTCTTTTAACTGAGCTTGAATCTATCGAAATTGTATTTGTGTAGTCTGATGAAGCACTTGTATTTTTCCAAATCAATGTTCCAGCATCATGACCAAAATCAATTCTATAAGTGCCAGTTGCTGAATCATAATCATATAATCTACATGTAAATATATAGGATATAAGTTGATTTCCCTCATTGTAACTATGTATTAAAACAGAACTTGAACTAAAGGTGCTAGTATTTATATTATCAAAAGATAATTTATGCGTGGAAGTAAAAGATTCACCATTAGAAGTATAAGTACTTCTAATCATCAATTCAATATTAAGACTCTCATACTGACCTAATTTTATGTATAAATTATCAGAAAAAGTTGCTGGGGTATAATTACCATCTCTAGAATCTAATGTGTATAATAATGTTGTATAAGGTATGTTTGTTGTGTCATAATCATAGTTAGTTAAAGGTGCATTATTTATATTCAATATATTTTTATTTAGAGTTAAGCTTTTGTTTTCTCCATCATTATTCCTTATTGCATTTACAACATTAGTTGCCAATTCTGGCACATAATTTACATAGTCCTCATTGTATTTATACATTAATGCAACTGGTTTAGAATAATCTAAATTCGCAAAATCGCCTTCTATATCTTCTTCTTGTTTAAGTAAATTTAAATTAAGTATAGATTCCCAACCATTTATTGGGTTATCATATTCGTATAAGGCATTTATTGACTCATTATCTGAAACAGAACTTAAAGTTAATCTACCATAATATGTAAGGGTAGTCTGTGGGTGAGTAAATTTAAAATGAAATATCAACTTATTAGTTTCTGTTTTAAAATAAATTGGAGGATTTGAATCATCTACTAAAATAGTATGACCATAATATCCATTCCAACTTATATTGAAATATACTTGACCTGCGTTGTTATATTTAAATTTAATAAAATCTGTTCTAGTAGAAGATACAACTGTTTCTCCAATCCAATCCCCTATAAAAGAATCTATTATAGAATTAAAACTAGCCCACATATCAAAATTATCTTGATGTATAGGTTTATCTAGAGATACTATAAAATTTTTATTATAAATACTTGTAGCATTTTTAAGAGGGGTGTTTTTATTGTTGGTAGTTGAATATAATAAATTCGTGTCAGTCTCGAAAAATAATTGACCTGGGACTATTTCTAAGTCACTTGCTTTTCTTTTATCTGAAGTCCCTCTTGCTAATCTTATTCTATTATTCATTTAAAGTCTCCTTGATTTATCATCTAATAAATTTAGCAGTTAAATAAAAAATTGAAGTATTTAAAACTTCAATTTTATTTGTTTATTTCTATCAATTCATCAAGTGTTTTAGGTTCAAAATCTATTACATCTGCGCCAACATTAAATCTATTTGGAATAACTTTATACCCATTATCTGCATTATGCACATGTCCATATAAATGATAACTACCTCTATACATTCCATCCCAATCTTCTATAGGATAGTGGAACATTATAATTCTTCTATTTTTGTCATCATAGATATCTTTATACATTTGTATAGATTCAAACAGTTTTTCTTTACATTGATTATTATAGCTTTTTAACCATTTACTATCATGATTGCCTATTATTAAATGTTTCTTACCATTTAAGTTTTTAATTAAAGTAAATAACTGCTGATAACCACCATTTGGACATTTGTAAGATAAATCACCTAATATATAAATCTCATCTTCAGGTTTTACTTTTTTATTCCAATTATGTATTAGAACCGCATGCATTCTTTCTAAATCTATAAAAGGTCTATTACAAATTCTAATTACATTTTCATGGAAGAAATGTGTATCACTAATAAAATACTGCATTATTCTTCTTTTAACCCTTCAGCTACTTTATCAGCAATTTGTCCATGAGTTTCATTATCTACTTGATTTACTTCTACTTGAACTTCACCTTTTTGTACTTTAGTCATAAAATCAATTGCATCTGCAGTTTGTTTTAACTCTGGGTCCTCTTCAATTTCTTTTTGTAATTCTTTTCTTTTCAAATCTAAAGATTCTAAATACATCTCAACAATTTGCTGTCTTTCTTCATCAGTAGCATTATCAAAATCTTCTCCAACTTCAAGACCAATATCAGCAAGTGTGATGCCTTCTAAATGATCTAATTCATGTTGGAATACATAAGCAGCCATACCAACCATTCTTCTTGACTCTGGTTTACCTAATGCAGTTTGGTACATAACTTCAATTTGATTGTATCTTGGCACTAAATATTCTTTACCTGGTAAACTTAAACATCCCTCTCTATTAATACTCATACCTTTTGTTTGAGTTATAATTGGGTTGATAAATGCTCTAATATCCCCATTAAAATTGATTACAAATATTCTTTCTTTTTTACCAATTTGTGGAGCAGCTAATCCTACACCATTTTTACTTTCTCTTAAAGTTTGTTTTAATTCAACAACTGTTTCTCTAACTGCTTCATTGTTCTTTCTAACATCTACCTCATCACATCTGTTAGAAAGCTTTTCTAAATCTGTTACGATTTCTTTAATATAATTTTTATCATTACTAATCATCTTTTCTTATCTCCTTAATATATTATACAGTTTATAAGTATTTAGTTGACACTAGTTCTACTAATATATCATACAAACTTGTTCCTCTAAAATCATTCTCTCTTGATAAGATATATCCAAAATCATATTCAAATAATTCTATATAACCATCAGCAGCTTCTATGTCTATCTCTTCTTCTTTACCTTTTGGAATAAATACTAACGGATACATAAAAGGTTCAATGGTTTCATTTACTAACTCTTTATTATAATAACCATCTAAACCTATTTCAATATAGTTATCAATAGCGCCAAAAGTTTCTATGAAATCTTTTTGACTTTCATAATAACCTTTCTTATAAGCATCTATTATTAAATCTCTATGTATTATATCATATGAATTACCTATCATATACTTATCTATTCTAGCATCATATAATATTCTATATAAATCTGGGTTATTTATCAAAATATCTTTTATATTGTATTCACTTAAATTTAGTTTGCTGCTACTTAAAGATTCTTCTAATCTCTCTTTAACTTTTATTTGATTAGAATTAAATACTATTTTTTCTTTAATCAACCAATCGACCATCCTGCATTTAAATACTTGTCTAAGTATTCTTTAGGTACTCGAGTATTTTTGGTGCCATCATTAATACCAATAGTCCCTCTTAATTTATCTGCTCGTTTTTTCTTTGTTTCTTCTGACTGGGTAATACACCCCTTCAAACCTTTATTCCAAGGTATCTGACCTTTATGTGAGTCACTCATACGCTTTCTCTGTAATTCAGTTGCTTTATGCCCTAAATGATTAGTGTTACCTTTACTCCGTTCTCTACATTTCTCACAATACTCTGCTGACATTTTCTTGCCTTTATTCCAAGGTACTTGATTTAAATGTGCTAGTCTTTGTTTCTCACGAGTTTCATCTGATACATCATAAGTTTCTCTACTAGCCAAGCGTTTAGCTATCCATTCCTTTGATTGGGTCTTGCCAGAGTTTGTATCCCCACCATCTCCACCCGATGCCATATTGTAACAAAACTCTTTGCCAAATGAGTCTCTATAAAACTTTATTCAATAAATCTCTTTCTTATTTAACTCTTCTATAGTAGAGGCAGTGTCAATTGTCTCGACACCGAAATTACACTTACCATATTTATTAATTGCCTCATAAAGTAATGATAGATTTCTATGTTCTTGAGCATATATTTCAGATGCTTTTAAGTGTTGGTTATATCTGGTCTCAACACTTTTAGTTGTCTTCCCAATGTATACTTTCCCATTTGAGTTGTTGGTTATTTTATAGATATACATTAATGCTTGTCCCCAATATAATTTATTATTAAACTATAGACATCTGCATCAAAATCAGCTATTAGGTTTAACATATATGGTTCTGATATAGATTCATATACTAATGAGCTACCTTGTTCTGTCACTACTTGATTATCTTCTAATGGCTCTAGATCATCTGCATTTTCTAATTTTGAGAATATTTTACCGAACTCATTAGAGTTCATTATTAGCGCTACATATGAATTATCTTCTCCTTGCTGCAACTTATTATTTATTCCCAAAGATTGTAAATATTCCTTTATATCCATTTTCTACCTCTCTTTTGTAATTTAGCAGGATTTGATAGAATATTTATCGATTATATCCAATAAAGCATTTTTGTAGTTTGAACAGCTTTCTGCTCCCTTTCTTCTCTTTTCTTTCAATTCTTCATCAGATAATGAAGCTCGATATGTTTTAGAATCTAGCTTACTTCTCTCTAAGTACTCTTTATATCTTGCCTCTGAACTGCATCTGTAGACATGACATTTAGATATATTAAAAGCTTTTGCTATATCTTCATTAGTGATTTCAAGTTCTTTTTTGTTACTACATAAATATATAATTTGCTCCCTGTCTTCTTTTGATAGTTTACTTCTTCTGTCAAATTGCGTACCTTTTATTTTCAAGCTATTGAGTTCTTTTTGTTTTCTAACCATTATTATTACTTCCTTCATTCATTTTTTCTAATATTTCTTTTCCTTCATTTAAGATGTCATCTTTTGACTTAATTTCACCTATCTTCTTTAAATGTTTCTGATGTTGTTTAATATATTTATCTTTCTTCTCTTTTTTATTAGGAGTATTAAGTAAAAATATTATATAACTTAATGTCATATAGTTTGTTTTAATTGGTTCAACTAATTTTTTCATATTATCAATCTGCTCCGGGCTGACAATATTTGTTTTTGCGTATTCTTCAAAGTCTTTTAAATTTTGAATCATCTCATTATATTGATCGCAAACTTGTTCATAATATTCTTTTATATGTTTTACACTCATTTTTATTTCTCCTTATTTTCTTCAATCCAACATCTATAACATAATGCTTGATATTTATCATTAGAGCCTAATTCAATTTGTTCTCCATCTCTTATAATATTACCTTTCTTATCCACTCTTGCGTTTACTTGTGCTGGTTCTCCACATCTTTTACAACTCATTTCTAGTTCTTCTATAGAATCCGCTATTTCTAATAATCTCTTACTGCCCTCAAAAAGATGCGATGTAAAATCAGTTTTGAGCCCATAACAATATATTTTAACGTTATTTTTAATAGATAATAATTTTAAGTTGTTTATCTGTTCTTCTGTGCAAAATTGAGCTTCATCTATAATTACAGTATGTAATCTCTTTGCTTTAAATAAACCAGCTAAATTATCTTTAACATCAAATACAATAGCTTTTTCTTCTAATCCTATTCTACTCTTTATTATATCAGATCCATCGCGTTCATCAATAGCTGGTTTCATTAGTACAACATTATACCCTGAAGTTTTTAATTCAAAATATCTCATAAGAGCTGAAGCTGTTTTCGAACTACCCATCGTTCCATATATAAACTTTAACATTTTAATCTCCTCATTATAATATACAGTAAAAAAAAGTCTATAATTATATGTTATAGACTTTTTATTTATAATTATTTTTTTTTGTTTTCTTAACTTCAGCCGTCTTAAATCCTGTCTTTTCTTGATGATTCTAATAGAAGTTTTGGTTTAGGTTTAGGTTGTTCAGTAGGTTGATTAGGTTGATTCGGTGAAATAACATCCGCTAAGTTCTTTTGCTCTGCTTCAATAAGATAACCTAATTTTTTAGCTTGGTTTGTTTTACTTACAATTTTTTGATTATATTCATTAGTTTTTCTATCAATATCAACTTTCTTTTCTTCATTAAGAACATTTGTTTGTGTCTCTTTATTTGCTTTTAAAGCAGCAATTTGTGCTTGTAGACTATTGATTTGAGCATTTGTAGTATCAATTAAATTTGCTTTCTTTTGGTCATAAGTCTTAATAATATTTTCAATTTCAACTTTTTGTTGTTTCTTTAAAACTTCTATCTCACCTTCAATTTTCTTTTTCTTTTCAACCTTTCCAACTACTGAATTACCAAATATTGATAATAGCCATTCTTTCTTAAAAATTGCTAATAAGATTAGTGCTACTACCAACAAACTTAAGATCACTGTAACAACTACCATATTATTCATCTCCTTTTATTTGTAATTGATTAAAAATATATCTATGCTCTAAATCAGGTATTGCAAGAGGTATAATATTTACCCCATGCTCCATAAATAATTGTTTTAAAGCTAATATACACTCATGTATCTCGGATGGACTAAATCCTTCAACACAGCATTGAATAACATTTACTATATTATTATTTTTATCTATTTTAGTATTAATTACTTCTCTTATAGATAACTCTTTTCCATCTTCAAAAAATTTTATTTCCATAGTCACCTACATCATTAAAGTACCAGTAGTATAGTAATGTTTTATTCTTTTTATAATATACGGGATATCATCTAAAGACATATTTATAAAAAATTTAGGCTGATTTTGTATTTGTATACTTATCTCATCTCTATAATCTTTTATTCTAATTAAAGCCATTTCAAGAGATTTGTACTGCTCTTTAGTAGGTTTTTTGTTAGCCAATGTGACATACCCTACAAAACTATATCTTATGTAGCCTAAATCACTTAATAAGACCTCTGCATCAGATGGACATGCAACATAATCTTCAGTCACTAAAAATTTATGTGCTTCATAATGGTCTTGCATCTCTAAGAATTTTCCATCTGGAAGTATATAAGAACATTTTTGAAAATCATCTGTCAAAGGTAATCTTAAAGACAATACCTCTTCAATGACCTCATCATTCAGTATCCTTTGCAAAATATTTCTCCTTAATTTAAAATAATAACACGACACATTCCTTTTCCGTTAAGGGCAACGAGCATTACCTAGACTTACTAGGGCTATAAGCAATTAGAAATCTCGTTCTAATTCAAAGATATAACCTGTATATCACAGACATTTCTTATAAGCTCTTTCGACTTATCGTGGATAAATCCAACTTAACATCTTTTTAAAAGATTGAAATGTAGTATTTAGAAAACTGTTTATGTATTAATGTTGCAGTTTACGTGTCGTTAAACAATTAGTTCTTTTTAGAACTTTTATCCTTGTAACATGATTTATTAGTATTTACATCTAATTTACTTAAATCAAAATTTCTTTTGTTTAATTTGCAAGAATATAATTGAGAATTTTTATTTATATTTTGTACTTGAAAATACATACAATCTTTACAACTTATAATCTTAATATTCTTGTTCATTAGATTTACCTCTATTTTGCTGAATTAATTATAGTATAAATTTCATTCACAGTATACCCTTCTTTTTTAAGAAGTAAAATCATAACTGCTTTTTCAATATCGTCTTCATCATCTTTAGAACGAGTAGTAACAAACTTTCTGTCATCATAAGTTAGCATTATAGTTTTATCTTTGCTTTTTATAACTTTTTTAATATTACGAAAATCTAGAATATCTTTATCTTCTTCAATCTCATTAAGATTATCTTCTCTAACAATAAAAGCACCTAGTTGATTTTCAATTAAAACATAACCATCTTTTCTATAATCAACATATTCAAATTCTGTTTTATTTTCTTCAATCTTAGATATATTGAGCATACCTTCAATAAGCTTTGTTGATATTTTATCATTGTCTTGATACTGGATATAATCAATAACTAAATCACTTCTATTTAAAAATTTCTTGTTTTTAATAGTAAATTTCATCTTTTCTTCTCCTTTAATAATATTAAGTTAAATAGCTCTGGTAACTTAGTAGGTGCACCATTACCAAAGCTAAGTTACTTAAAATGAGTAAGTTTGGTTAAAACAGCTCAACCAGCGTGAAGGTACTTACTCATTGAGCCAGGGGTTGCAGGAATCGAACCCGCGCTATAGGTTTTGGAGACCTATTGTTACGGTTTTGAAGACCGCTTGACTTCCAATTATCGTACACCCCTACATGGATAAGTTGTTTCTTGGCTGTCTTTCCGCAAGTGTCAAGATTCTTTTTGTTAAGATTACTCTAATTTATCATTGGCTCACTTATCAAGAACCAAACGTTTGCTAGTGGAACGCTACACCCTATCACTCCGTTGGTATAGGACAACATGGTTTTAAAGCGACTTTTCCTTGTCGAAATTATTTACAAGACCTGAAAAAGATATTCTCCCAACGAATAGTTTTTTAAAATTGCTGTAAAGGTCTTATTTTTTACAAGACACAGTATAAAACGAATTTCAAGTTCCTTATGTAGAATTGCTGTATGTGTCTTATTATATTATACAGTTTTTAATGTAATTTCTGCATATCTATCTTTAGTTATTTCTTTTAGCAATGCTATATATGGATCTATTTCATTTGATAAAACCATATTTACGACTGCTGGACTAAATCCTGATACTAAAGCTACCCCTAAATCATTTTGAATTACTGGGATTGTCTTTGTTCTTGAATTAACATTCCAGAAAGACATTTTAGGTAATTTATAACCTGCATTCTCATATCTTTGTCTTATAGCATCAAATAATTTAGCATCTGGAGCAGTATGATCCCATCTATTAGTTCTTGTTGCGTTTGTTGTAGCACATTCATCAAATTCCATATCTGATATAATTAAAATATTTGGTATCTCTTCTTGAGACATATTATTTTTAACTGCTGTTTTTAATATTAAATCAAATACAGCTTCAATATTAGTATTAGCAACCTCTGCTTCTGCATAAGCTACATTTAATTTATCTTTTAAATTATCATATTTTTCAAAAGAAACTAATCTTGGTTGATTCGAAAAAGTGATAAATTTATCTTTAAACTCACCTTTACATCTTTCTGCAAAATAAATAGATAATGCAGTTGCAACATCTAATGCAGATGTGCTAGTCTTTCCTACATTACAAGTCATCGAACCTGAACCATCTCTAACTACTATAGTTGAACTATCTCCTTGAACATAATCAGGTAAAGATTTCCATAATTCTTCTAATGTGATATCTTTATTTCTACAATTTCTATACTTGCAAACTATATCATGAGGGAATAGAGTTGAAGCATTTATTTTTGTCTCACCTTTTTCAAGTTTAGATAAATAATCTCTTCTTCTATCTTCATCATGTCTTAAAAATGCCCCCATATATTTTATGTTAGCTTGAGATGGTACATTTTCATATTTTATCTCTTCCCATTTATTTGAAGAACATTTTCTTTCTAACACATCTAAATGGTTTCTTAAATCAGAAAGCATTTTTCTATAATCTTTTTCTGACATTCCTAAATAAGATTTAATTCTCCTTGCTTTTCGTTTTGTTTCGCTTGAAGATGTATTTATTGATGGCATCCATTTAGCTAATAATGATATAGGCTCTTTATTAACAAGATTTTTAGCATCTTTTCTCAATTGGGTTTTTACGTATTCAAGCATTTGTTTTTCTAGTTTAGTACCAAAGAAAACAAATAAATCATCGTATCTACTAAATTCAACAATCCAATCAAATACTCTTTCATCTAATTCATCTATAATTTCAGTTACACATGTTCTAAATAGTCTTCTTTCTCCTAAACCTTCTCTTGCATCTCTAGCATAGAATAGGTATTTAAGAGCGAGTTCTTTGTTTTCAAACCATGCTTTTTTAAATTCTATCTCAATTTCTTCTTCACTTGAATCCCTAAATGAAGATATTTTAAAGTTAAAGTCTAATAATGCTTTACCAGTAGCAGCATACCCTTTTGCACCATTTTCTGTGGTTGAGGTATTTAATTCATTTTTTAATCCTTGTAAAAATGTCATAACAAGATTCTCCTTTTTAATTTATTTGCTGTTAAAATCTTTTATTTGTTTTTATTCACATGAGATTATACCATAAAATTTCAGGCACATCTTATGCTCTCCTATAATAATATACAGTAATTCACCTGAAATTTAACATCTAAATATATTTATTTTTAATATTATTTATTCTATTCTTTTATTTTTAACACATTTATTCTTTTTGAATAAGCGGTCATTGCATCTAATGCTATAATTCCAGCATCTTCAAATGGTTCAAAGCACTCATATTCACTGCCATATTTCTTGTGTAGATTAAAATGCCCATACCCTGAATGCCAATGACCACATACTATAGTTTTATCTTTTTCTCTTACCCTATCATTCCATGCTTTCATACCATTGACCCATCGAGCACATTCCCAGTGATAATCATTACTATTTCTCCAATCTGGATTATAATTCAAAATAGCATTGCTTGTCTCATAAGGTTCAGTTGCTGTTGTAAATGAAGGTATCCAACCGTGTACTATAATATATTTATCAACTTCAAAATAATTTACACAATTCTTTTTTATGAATTTAAGTACTTTCTTTAAATATCTTTCGTCTTGTAACTGCATACATGTAGATATAGTTCCATTTGAATAGTGATATGAAGAAGCAGCACCACCTGTAAAATTTAACTCCTTAACACATTCTTCTAACAAATCTTCATGATTACCTCTTACATATACAAATCTTTTCTTATTGTTTAACCATTGAACAAATTTAAATAATTCTACAGCCTCATTACCTCTATCAAATAAATCACCCGCCACTACTAGTATATGGTCTGGATTTTTTAAATCAAATTTTTTCTTCTTTAATTCTTTCTTAAGTATGGAATAAAAACCATGGACATCACTAACTACAAAATATGTTTTACTCACCTTGATTCCTCACTTCTATAACTTGAATATATTCTAATAGACTACTGTACACCCTATTATCGTTATCACTGCAATTAAGAAACCTTGATTCAATACACTCAACTAATTCTTGATATGCTTTCTTATAATTTAATTTATCTTCTACTATCACATCAATATCTTCACTTAATAGTAACCCTATTACTATATAATCACAAGGATAACCTGTTGTATGAGAAATACATTCTATGTGAGCTTCTTCTTTATTTTCATAAATATATTGATAGGTGTAAGTATCATCTCCTTTCTTATGATACTTTATTTTGCTATTAGGTTTAATATGTAACATATTCATAACTTCAATTAAATAATGACTATTCATAATCTCTCCTATGTTTTTGTTTTCTACTATATTTCTTTTTATTTTTATAAACTTTACTTGGGTTAGAAGAAATGATATTTATAAAATTTTCATCTCTTATTTTGATAAAAGTTGATTTAATGGTTTTATCAGGAAATACCATAGTAAATTTTTTCTTCATATTATATTATACAGTAAAAAATGGCGATCCGTAGCGGACTTCAACCGCTGACCTTCTGCGTGACAGGCAGACGTTCTAACCAACTGAACTAACGGACCATATACCCTAACTTTATATACCTTCAAATAAATGCGTTAGGAACATTGATATTATCTTTTAGCTGTCAAGACAAGTATTAAGAAGCTCCTTTATCTCCCAAGGAAAGGACAAGAGTTTTATCTGTACTCTGAAATCAGACAGCCAAAACATCTGCTTTTAAAGTTAGGATTCATAACATTAGTTTTAAGTGCACATTCCTAACAGGCTTGGCGGGGAGTGAGGGATTCGAACCCCCGTGCCCTTACAGACAAATGGTTTTCAAGACCATCCCAGTACGACCGCTTTGGTAACTCTCCACGTGGTAGCTCTAAGGAGATTCGAACTCCTGTTTGCACATTGAAAGCGTGCTGTCCTAGCCAATTAGACGATAGAGCCATATTTTGGCGGTAAGTATTAGATTCGAACTAATAGTAGAAATTGCTTCCTACGGCAGTTTAGCAAACTGCTGGTTTAACCATTCACCCAACTTACCACATGGTGCCTGGACTTAGAATCGAACTAAGATGGGTGGATTTTCAGTCCACTGCCTTGACCAACTAGGCTATCCAGGCATATGGTAGGAGAGATAGGACTTGAACCTATAATCTTCTGTGTATCAGACAGAAACCTTAACCATTTGGCCACTCTCCTATATTGGAGCGACATGTCGGATTTGAACCGACGACAACTGCTTGGAAGGCAGGAATGTTACCACTACACCAATGTCGCATTTGGCAGGCCCTGAAAGACTCGAACTTCCAACAATGGTTTTGGAGACCATAGTTTTACCTTTAAACTAAGGGCCTAAAATTTGTAACCACCTATTGAGTTACCACTACGCCGCCGATGGTTACATTCTTATATCGTACTTGATTCTCACCTTAATGACTAACTCTCGCGTAATAAGGAATAGATATAAGAAATGGCAGGCTCTGATAGAATCGAACTACCACCTACAGAGTCAAAGTCTGTTGTTCTACCTTTAAACTAAAAGCCTATATGGTGTTCCCACCTGGATTCGAACCAAGATTTAAGGTTTAGAAGACCCTTGTACTAATCCCTTATACTATGAGAACAAATGGTTGCGGGGACTGGGCTCGAACCAGTGACCTTCGGATAATGAGTCCGACGAGATTCCATCTTCTCCACCCCGCTATATAAATGTCTATGTGGAGTCACCTCACTAACAATATAAGACTGATACGACTTGCTATTTTGGATTACAAGCTTTACCTGCAACTTAACATATGATACATTCGCAATCGATTAAGCTCTTTATTCGAGACATATCTCTGGTACTTAATGAAACCACCTATCTTTTGACTATAAGTTGATAAGTACTTATTTATACCATAGGATTTACACCTATACTTTCCCGTATCCATATCGGGCTGGTCTAATATTTAACCTAGATATAATGGTGGGATGTGATGGACTCGAACCACCGAACTCCGAAGAGATGAGATTTACAGTCTCAGGTCATTGCCGCTAGACAAACATCCCATGTGGTGGACCCTCAGGGACTCGAACCCCGGACCAACCGGTTCATCATCGATTGAGCTTATTTTAAGGAAGAAAGAATCTTATCAGCTAAGTAATCTTGCGCCATATGTATTCCGAGCTCTTGTTTATTTTTTGGTTCAACTAATCTCAACGTAAATGTTCTTGTTTTAATTTCCTCTTTAGGCAAAAGATAACATTTTCCAGCGATCGCTGTACAGAAGAAATCAATTTCTGAATCATCATAAAATTTTACTCTTTTGTTATTACCGGAAGTTAATTGAACATACAAGTATTCATCATTATTTTTTAACTTTCCGCTTTTACATTGGATACGATATAATTTATTTTTATAATCAATAATAAAATCATATCTAAGTGAACCAAAAGGAATTGATATTCCGCAACCTAAACTTTGTAAATAATGCATTGAAGCAAGCTCAGCGCAATTTCCTTTAACAGCACTCTCTTCCATATAATACCTCTTAATCTTCTTGATGAGCCGGTAGCTCTAACCAACTGAGCTAAGGGTCCACGGTCTTGGACGTTACATTTTTATTTTATAGACCATCATCCAAGGCAGGTCTAATTGTGTTTGGGCAGTTCATCTAACTCCATTTAACTACAGCTGCTGTTTCCGCACCATTTCCCTTCGAGATTTTTACTGATTATATAATCACGATTTTAGGAGCAACATCTTGAAGTAATGTGTCCCTTGGCTTCGTAGCACCCATACACAAATTTCTAATTTAATATCAATATATTTTATGTACACTTAAATATATTCTCTAAGGTATTAGCACCTATGGAGCTTCCAGTCCGAGTCGAACGGACAACCTACTGATTACAAGTCAGTTGCGCTGCCAATTGCGCCATGGAAGCATTGGTCCGAATGGAGGGACTCGAACCCCCGACCTCATGGTCCCAAACCACGCAGTCTACCAACTGACCTACATTCGGATAAAGTATATTTTATATAATATGATAGGTTGGTTTATTCAAATTATATAAACTCGATTTATCAATTATTATTATCAGTTTTATAGTGTAACATCAAATATACAAACTTCCCACTTTTGTGCACCTTTTTGTCTCGTCAAAATTCTAAAAACGTATGTACCCTACCGCTTTCTACATAAGGAACGGAGATTTTACTTTGAAACTCACAAAGTCATGTCGAACCCATCTGCATTTTTATCTAACCGTCGTTAGAGGGTTATGGTTGCGAATACAGGACTCGAACCTATAACTTACTGCGTATGAAGCAGCCACTCTACCATTGAGTTAATTCGCATTGTGCGTTTAACCTTAACGCAAAAGGACACATTTGGGTTTTTAGTTATTCCCACGACAGACCCATTATTTGCTTGTTTAACTATCCTGGCTTAATAAGAAACTATTAACCACTGTGAACTACTCTATCTAATTAACTCACATATTAATTAGAGTAAATACCTTTCTAATAGAACTTGGTATTATCGGATTTATTTCTTATTAATGGCTCCCCGGGTCCGATTCGAACGGACGGCCTATCGGTTAACAGCCGAGTGCTCCACCGCTGAGCTACCGAGGAATATAACAAATAGATAATAGAGCGCCACTAACCTATCTCTAATTGATGATACTCAAACTCTTGTAATTTGTGAGTGATAATAGAATTCCTTCTATTACTGACAATCTCTTCGCCTAGGAGTTGCGGCCAACAACCAAACCTCTCATCCTCAAATTACTCATTGGGTCTAATCTGGACTTTATCTATTTATATAATACAATTAAATTAAATCTCTTTCTTGCAACCAATGCTTACTAAACACTTAGGAAATTTGAGACCGCTAAATCTCTTCTAAAGTAGGCAGAAATACGTAGCGATTGGAACACGATTTGATATTTCTATTATCTTCTACTTTAAAGATTTATCTAATTGTAATGGTGCAGATAATCGGAGTCGAACCGATACGATATTGCTACCGAGGGATTTTTGGTCTTCAACACGAGAATTGAACTCGTAACTTTCGTTCCTATATTGAAGAAGTCCTTTGCGTCTACCTATTCCGCCATATCTGCATAACGCAGCTAGTTTTAAAGAGCTAAGCAACTATCTGAAAGACTAGCCAAAACTTTTAGATAGGCAAAAGTATATGTTTTTATATCTTATTGAACCATATAAGGAGATAATAAAGAATTAATGAATAAAAACTAATTAAAATCCTTAAATATATAAAAACATAAAAAGTTTATTACAGTATGGAATATAATAAACTAATTGAGGCAAGGGTTGGATTTGCACCAACGACCACGGGTTTAAAAGACCTTTTTAGAGTTGCAGTTACAAATCTTTTCTACAAGATTCAATTATTACGCGCTCTCCTGCTGAGCTACCTTGCCATGCATCTCTGTCTTTCCAGAGTGTCAATTAATTCTCTTTTATGTAGCTACTTATAATTAATTTGGGATATAGTTGGAATCGAACCGACACTTCCCTTACTCAGGGCTCTTACCTTAAGATCTTATATCCGTATACCCCAGTCTTTCCTGGGTGCCATTCGCGAATACTGTCCGTATAGATCTCAATCATTTATATCTGACAGCTTAAGATATAAATGATTCCAAATACTTTATTCTTTAATTCTCTCTGTCTTGGGAGCGATAGTCTGCATCTTGATTTTTAGATATAACTTAACTCACCTAAATTACCTTAAACTATAAGTTCCAAAGCATCGCTATCCATTTAGGTCTACCTTTATTTGGCTGAAAAAGACCTTACATTATAATATACAGTTTAAATTTCTATTTTCGTAACACAACCTCATATTAGTTATAAATATAAGCATATCGTTTATCTGCGAACTAGTCATTGTGCGTAATGATGTTCCAAACAATTGATGATATCCTTTCTCATAAAGCGGTACGTTTTTATCTAATTTCCTATAGCCTTTTAATTCTATCAATAATTCTGATCTCAACTCAGATTCTTCTAAAATAGTTTTCATATGATTCTCCTTTATATACATTATTATATAATAAATTATCTCTAAAAGTAAACTATTTTATTGTAAAATTTAAAAAATATTTAGGAAAAAATGATTTATAACATTCTAGCAAAGTACATTGTCTACGACGAACTTTCTTTATTGCGTTATTTACATATCGCTTTGGCATAGATTTAGCTGTGTCTTCTTTCTTACATATCTTTATATATTCAACAAAAAATGCAGCTGATAAGACTAAATAATCAGGATCGAATTGCTTACCATTAACTTCTAAATCATATATAGAATCTTGTAAAAATAATAAGAATCTTTCCATACCAGTATTAGTAGCTTCTTTATAAAAATCTGTTATTGAATTTTGATATATATATTACCTATTCTCCCTTGTTTTCCCATATCAAATTTTAATGAGAATATACTTGTTTAGTATTTCTATCATGCAAGAAAAAATTCGGTTTAAAATTAAGTTTTCCTTGTTGCCTTTCTTCTTTAGAAATTAGCATTTGATTATGGCAGTTTGGGCATGTGTAGCTAGCATGCAATTTTTTACCGACTTTTATCATTTTTCTACATTTCGGACATTTAAAATTTTCTTTCAATTTATCTCCTTGCTAATATAGTATCGTTGTTATTAGCTCATAAATATATACAGTAATTAATCTAGTTTTCCTTCACAATAGTCATAAAACAAATTAAATCCAACTTCTGCATCTTCTACTGAAACTTGTATTCTGTCTAGCTGATCATCTATCTGAGATTGATGATATATATGAGCACCTCTCACTGAATGGTGCATCCCTAGATAGAATCCAGTTAAATCAAATTCAAGCCAGTAAGTCTGGCCTCTATAAGAATAATATTTAATCTTATAGGGCCTAAACTTATCTTTTACATATTCTGTTCTTAAATATATGGCTTTATTTTGTGTAGTCATAATAATATTCTCCAACTCCAAAGCTTATATTTGTTCTTATATATTCTACAGCAATACCGTCTTTAATAAGCTTATCATAAATTTTATTTTTTGGAAATACATAGCAAGTTTTTAAGTCTTCTTTTTTCCAACGTTTAACCCAATTCCAAAAACCATAACGCTTTTTTAATTCTACCACTGAGTTGTTAAAGTTGCGTACAAGTTCCCAATCATTGCTCATTGCAGGGCCTGCTGGTTTATAATCTAAAGCTCTTACTTTTACATGTGTTTGACTTATAACTTCAACTACTTCGTACGGATGACAATCACTGTAGAAATACTCAGTTAACAATGTTCCTACTTCTATTTTATCACAGAACATTTTATTTTCTTCTAACCTATTGTTTACACTTCCATACCATTTTGCCATATTTAATTTCTCCTTTTTAATTTTAATTACATAATTATTATATACTATTAAAATTAAAAAGTAAACTAAATTTCACATATTTTTTAAAAAATTTTTATTTATATTAAAATGTTATTTGAATGTATTATTAAACAATAAAAACCAGAGATGTTTAGAAGCACTCTGGTTTACGAAACTCATATTAACATATTAAATACTAAAACAATAAATTAAACCATTTAAATGGATTAAAATCATCTGTAAGCTTTGAAATAGCTTTATTAAATTCTTCTGTTGCTTTTTCACCAGTTAATGTTGTGGTATAAGCACCATATTTTTCATTAAAAGATCTAACTGCTTCTAATCTATCTTTTTCTGCTTGTCTTACTACTTCTCTTGCTTCTTCTAATATTGTCTCAACTTCTTTATTAGATTTTTCTAATATTTCAGCTGCTTTATTTTTTGCTAATTTATAATTTTCGTTTGCTTCTTTTAATTTTTTATCTGCTTCTTCTATTTTTCCTGCCATAAATTTTTTATCAGCACTAATTGCTGATTTTGTGGCATCTTCTTGTGCTTTTTTTCTTTTAAATTCTTTCTCTGCTTGTAAGCATTCTTTTTCCGTATCAAACGGTTTTTGTAACAATTCTGACCAATATTTCATTTTTAATTCTCCTTTACTTTAACGACTTACCTTTATAGGACTTACGTTTTGACTTATACAAAATTAATATGAGCTTTGGTTTTATTGAGTTTTCCTTCTCATATAAATTTAGCATAAATAAATAAAATTTAAGGAAGTTAGTAATCTCACTATATCAGCTATTAATAGACAGCCCCATATTATCATTAAAATAATTAGATGAATATAAGGTATTTTATTTCTTACATTATCTGCTATATATAAAGCATGAAGGGTTATCATTAATATCTCTATTAATATAAAATTTAAGATATCCATACTACAAACTCACTTTATCTATTTTAAAATTCTTTAAAGTTTTAGTTCCTTTTCTTTGAGAGACAGCTCTAATATTCAAATAGCAAGGAGTATCATCTGTTGGTTTATAGCCTTTATCGTAAGCATATCCACCATAATTCATTACTGATGGGCTATTGAAATAATACTTTGTATTTCTACTTATGTTACCTTTATCATCAAATAAGAATATATTTCTTGAACCTTGAATTGGTTGATGTGTATGCGCTCTTATATAGATATCTGCATTGCCAACAATGCCATCTAAATCTTCAAGTGCATTCATAGCAGCACCTAATTTTCTACCGCCACCATAAGCACCATGTTGACCAAATATATTTAATCTAAAAGGATTACCATTTACATCTTTACCGAATTGAATTGTTAGTGCTATACCATTATTTCTATATCTATCTTGAATACCTAACTTTTCAGCTAACCATAAAGATAAATCTACCCCAACTTCTTTCCAAACTCTATTCTCATGATTACCTGGTGTCATTGCTAGTATTTTATCTTTAATAGGTAATAATAATTCTAATGCTAATTTTTGCGCTTCAGATAGGCTCAAGGCCTCACTATAAATATCTGACTTAGACATTTTTAAAGCAGTATTTAGTATATCACCTAATAAAATACAATAACATTCTGGGGTATTTTTAATAAAATCAATAATCATTCTTAATGTAGGTAGATCAGCATTTGCATCACCTATATGCATATCACTTAGAGTGTATATTTTAATATTATTCCCTACATTGTCTAACTTTGTTTTAATTGGAGTTATTTCCATCTATCTCTTTCCTTATTAAGTTATCTAAGCATTGTTTAATAGATTGTTCTAAGTCTAGACATTTAAATATCTTGTAATCATCGTTATTCTCATTAAACCAAGCTAAATAACATTTACCAATCTTTATACCTAATTTTCTTTGTAAAAGTTCTTTATAAATACCAAGTTGTATTGAATATTTATTTAACTCACAGTCATCTAGAAAATCAAACTCATCTAATAATTTCTGATATTTATTACTCGTTTTTATATCTTTATTAGTTTTATAATCCCATATCTGAAATTCTTGATCTTTAACATTCCAAGCTAATAAATCTATATTACCAGCTATTATATCTTCATATCCTACAGTAAACTCTGTTTTTATAGGTATCAGTTTATTATGAATATCTAAGAAGAATTTATCTTGTAAAGGTATTAGTTTTTCAAGTCTTCCTTTTATATCTGAAATATGTTCTAAATTTGCATAAGAACTATAATCAATATCAAATACTTTATTATTAGCAAGCTGCTCACTTCTTAAATGAAATAAAGTACCTACATCACAAGATAACTTAGCAGCAATATCCCATTTTTTAAGAACTTCTTCTTGAGAAACTTTATCTCTCTTTGCAACGTAAGCACTCATATTTTCTTTATCGAATTCTATATGTTTTTGACTTACAAACTGTGTTACACTGCACTTTACTCTTTTATCTTTATAAGTGTAATAATGTTCTTTTTCATAAAAACAATAATCATTAAAAGAAGTGTTTAATTGAACTAAAATACTATCCTTCATAACCATATTGACAAATTATATGTAATTTTTCACCAGATTCTGTTATATAAATATGCTCATCTTCTTCCAATTCTCTTGACCATTTATCAGCAGTTACAAAATCACTATCATCAAAATATTCTTCTATTGCATCTTCGAACTCATATTCATCTTCAAAATCTTCCCTTTTTGGCATATCATCAAACATTCCAGAATCTATAAGTTCTTGTTTGGTATACAATAATCTACCATTATTTTTCTTAACAAATTCTTTTACTTCTTTTCCCCATACATATCTAGCATAATATAGTTCGTTATTCTCCCACGCTTCCATTTTACTTTCAGGAATAACTACCATATTATGTACAGAACTACTATTCGTTTCAAAAGTATTTTGTCTAATTGTTTGTTTCATTTTTTTATTCTCCTTTAACCTGATATATAATAACTAAATGCTATTTGTTTATTGCCATCTTTATCATATACTCCTCGAGTACATATATCCATGCTATGATATGTTCCTAAAACTGGATAATCACATTCTGAAAAATCACAAATAAAATCATTGATAGCGGTTTCTTTTTCAGAGTCATCTAACTCTTTATAATCTGGGTATTCACTTTTAAAATCCTCAAGTTCTGCAATTTCTTCTTTCTTTAAAAATTTATCACCCCATATATAAAAATATAATTCTTTATTTTTAAATTTTTCAAATTCATCAACATTAACTAGTATTAAAGAATGAGTTGAACTTGAGTTAGTTTCAAATGTACCTATTCTAATAGTCTGTTTCATTAATCCTCCCTGTATTCATTCAATTCATCTTCTAAATCATCCATATCTGACTGCATTTCAGCCATTTCTTCATATAAATTATTAACTGTACTTTTCAAATCATCTATTTCTTGTTTCATTATAGTTAATACAGGAATATTGTCAAAAGCATCTCGTCTTTTTTCATAAATATCTTCTATGAGAATTTCTAATTCTTTTTCTGTTAGATAAATAACAATATCATCTTTTTTAATCTGGCAAAGTGAATTATGTTTTTTATCTTTCTTTAAAATAAATTCTAACATTATTCTTCCTCTTTTAATAAAGCATCTTGCTCTACTATAATCTCATCTTCTGATTGTTCTTGCATATTTAATTTTTTCATTATAGCTGCAATAGCCTCAGTTACTTTTTCTCTAGATTCTCTTGATATAGATGCATTTTCATTGTCTATATTTACTTGGTTTATTTGAATTGTAGGTGAATTTTCAACTACATCAAAAGATTTTTTAGCTTTATCTAGATTTAAGCTTATCGCATTTAGGTAATCAATCAAATCTTTATTACTAAATTCAGATGGCTTAAGTCGTATTCTAGCTTCCATTTGAGCTGTGATAGCATCAATAAGGTCGCTGTATTTCTCTAATCTTAATATATCTTTTTTAGCCTGTACCATATTGAATAGATCAGCAATTCGTTTTAATTTTTCTGGATCAGTTTCTTCTATTAATTTTTTATTCAATTCATCAGAACTTTGTAAATTACTTATATTTATTAAATCAGTTGATGTTAATTTATCTTCCATTTTATTTTATAAAATATCCTTGTATGTATGTATTATTTTATTTATTAATCTTTTTTCAAGCTGATCTTGAAGAGGATTAATTTTTGTATCTAATGTCTTTCTAATACTCGCATCTAATGATTCACTAGGTATAAATTTATACCTAACATATTCTAATTCATTTGAAATAAGTAATTTACCAAGCCCAATATCAATCTCAAATATAT